ATCAGAAGTTAAAGACAGTAACCAGGGTGGTTAATTATCGGGTCGTTAACTCAGATGGTAGAGTGTCTGCCTTACACGCAGAATGTCGGCAGTTCGAGCCTGTCACGACCCACCAGATTGCGGGATTAGCTCAGTTGGTAGAGCGATACCTTGCCAAGGTATAGGTCGAGAGTTCGAGCCTCTTATCCCGCTCCAATAAATATACTATGAAATATCAAATTATTGAAGATTGCAGTCCCTACTACATTAGGTTTACCTATGATGGTATGATTGAATTTAATGAGTACGCATTGGGTGTATTTAATAACTTCCCTTGGAAAAATAAGAATCCGACATTTATGCATTCAAGGCTTCCCTCGGATATAGGTGCAGAAGTTTTATCTAAAACTCCTTTAACCGAAGAAATTAATCTTAATCCAAATCGTGTAAGTTTCTTTTACACACCTCCTAACTTATATTATCGTGCCCATAAAGATGGAGTAAATCATAGATTCAGTATTAACTACACAGTTAAGATTTTAGATAATAAATGTGTCACTAGTTGGTATAGTGACATAATAGAACAATACTATCCAATGGACTATCTAAATGGTAACTCTAGAGAGCTAACTGGTTTTGTTAAAGAAAATCATACTCCAATCAAATCAATGGTTGCACAACAGAATGAATGTATTTTATTCAATACCGAAATATATCACGATTGGGATAATAGCAATTCTTCTAACGAAAGAGTTGTATTGACATTAAGGTCAATTACTCCCGGTAGTGTTTATTATGATGATGTTAAACAAATTTTATTTAAAGGACAATAAATGACTGAAAGCAGAGCAAGATATACAAGTGAAGAAGCCGCCTATATGGTTGGTAGTAGATTTGATTTAGTTCTTATCGCCTCACAACGGGTAAGAGAATTAAAGCGTGGACATCGTTCACTACTTAATACTAAAGCAGGACCAATGGTAACTGCATTAGAAGAAATTGAAGCAGGACTAGTCGGACGAGAATATCTTAAACGTATTAGAAAGAATTTGTAAACAATATCTCGGTAGCTCAATTGGCAGAGCACTGGTCTCCAAAACCAGGGGTTGTAAGTTCGAGGCTTACCCGGGATGCCAAATAAAGGAAAGTTATGCCCGCAGTATTTTTAACAAGTGACACACACTTCGGGCATGCCGGAGTATGTCATTTCACACGTAACGACGGTGTTACAAAATTAAGACCATGGACTGATCCAGATGAAATGGATGAAGAAATGGTTAAGCGTTGGAACGAAACAGTACGACCAAACGATAAAATATATCATTTGGGCGATGTAGTTATCAATAGAAAAGCATTAAAGATTATGAGTCGCTTGAACGGTGATAAAGTATTGATTCGTGGTAACCACGATATCTTCCGTGATGATGAATATAGATTATACTTCCGTGAACTACGTGCTTACCATGTTATGAATGGAATGATCTTAAGTCATATACCTATTCATACCGAATCGTTAGGTCGTTTTGGTACTAACATTCACGGTCACTTACACGCAAATCGTGTGATGAAAACTGTTGAAACATTACATGAATTTCACCAACGTGGTACTAGACATTATATTGATGTCCGCTATCATTGTGTATGCGTAGAACATACCGACTATAGACCTATACTGTTTGAAGATGTTATCAAACGAATCGAGGCAGAAGGTGGTAGTGTAGGATTTAAGAACGGTAATGGACCTACAATGTGAAAATAGACTCTTCGGGGTCTATTTTTTTGGATATTATCTAAATATTTGATTGTCGGCATAATCTTGCATATACATACGACCTCTAGGTATTCTATTTTTTACAGCATATTTTTCTAATTCTTGCATAGCTTGTTCTTGTGTTTTATTTATTGCTGTAGCAACTTGTCGTCCTGCATTATAAATTCTCCAATCACTTATACGTGGACCTTCAGGTTCAGTGGGTTGTGTTGCTTGTGTTGGTGCAGGTTCAGCCGGTTGATTTACAAAAACATTATCAGGTACTTCTTCCTTGCCCGGCGCACCCGGTACTGATTTATAACTTTGAGGGAATTTTGCTACTATTTGTTTGGCAGCTTCTCTAATATCATATCCATCAGGTGGGCTAATTTCTTTACTACCATCTTTTATTTCACTTGCTTTTGTTAGTATAGCTTTAACAATTTCTTTCATTAAACCAGGGAATCTTTTAGAAAACTCACCATCAGCACCAACTCTATTATATCTTTGATCCTGTGTACTGTTTACTAGTTGACTAGTGGGTGCATGTAATTGCCACTTACCATTTTTATTATCAATATTTTGTTTATCAATGATACTAATGATAGGACCATCTGGAGCATAATTATTAAACCAATTCAATCCACTAGATCCACCTGTACAGAAATTACTCATGTGTCCTGTTTGATTGTTAAATGTATAACACGCACCATAGTTTAATGGCATAATAACATGAAATCTATCATTATCTAGTAATACTATTTCTTTTCTGTTGCGTTTATGCTTTTCTAATGCTTCGGCATCTTTGATTCTTCTTAGAGTATTACGATACTCATCTTTTTCCATTGCCTGTTGTAACGCACGTATACTAGGAAACTTATTAAAATCTTGGTCTGGTTTCTTTAATAAACCACGTGTGCTTAGTGCTTGCCAAGCACCCAGTGCGTCTCCGCCCTCACCATTCAAATCTTCATAATCTATAGCGTGATTATTATATAGTTTTAACAACCAACTATCAAACTTACCTTCTTTACTTAGATCACCGTATTCATTTTTAGCTAGTGTTTGATTAACTAATTTACTCCAAGATTGAACATAATCAGCAACAGTAGGTCTTGGACCCATATCTGCTATTTCATTTTTTGGGAATGTTCTATCATGTCTAACAGCTATAGCTAACATTTTTGCTAGCTTGGGATCTTTCATTATATTAGTACTGATATCAGCTTCTACTAAAAAGTGTGTTGCTCTCATTATACTAAACTCCGTTTTAGATATGCAAGAACTGCACTTAATTTCTCTCTATCTCCGTTAGCTATATCTGATAATACCTTTACCATACCTTCAGTTTTTTCTGTTGTTAAACCATTATCACGATATCTATAACCACTAGTTACATTACCGGTAAGTTGTGGATAGTAATATCTTGCTGTTAATATTACACTGGCACTCACCGCATTACCAAGGACGTCACTTATCTCATTGTTATCTAAACCTTGAATTGCTTGGTCAATTAATTTTACTTGATCAATTTTTTTATCTACTTTGTGATGAGCATCATTTTTTGCCATACTAGCAATTACACCATTGATATCAGCTTTGGAAGCAACTAGTATTTTTCTAAAAAGTGGTTTGAATCGTTTGGTCAAGGTGGTTACATTAACGGTGTTAAAGTCTGATATAGGTTTATTTGTACCACGAGTTTGTTTTAATTCTTTAGAGTACTCACTATCTACAAAGTAAAATTTTCTAGCATCACCTATAATACTTTTTAATAAACCATTAGCATCAGTAACATTGTCCGCAAAGGTAGAATATACCATATTGCCCTCATCAGGGTCAGGTCTACCATTACTAGTAAATATTTGATATGATCCAGATCTTGATGCCCTTCTGCCATAAGTATCGGATACCATAAATCTTACTGCACCAAATCCTTTATTACCTGCTATTAACAACCATGATCCGGGCTTGTCTTTGAGATCAGTCCATTTAGGTCTGACTGCAGGTTCAGGTTGCACATCATGTCCTAATGCATCTTTAGAATGTAGTTGTTTTAATACTTCCTGTGCGCCCGGCCCAGTAAACTGAGCCATAGCTGTGCTGGCTTCTGAAACTATGCTTTCGCATAATTGCGAAAAATACTTATAATTATCCATACATGTATTTATTCTTTTTTAATCATTTGGTTCCTATAATCATATAGCGTTTATATCCATTAGTAGCATATGGTATGTTTTTTACCCCGGAATATAACAAATTACTCAGTTTAAATTTATCAACCAATTCATCTAAACTATCAGTTGTTTGTTTAATAAACCAGGGAAATTCTGGATCCTTCATATTAGTAGTTTGGATACATACTAAACTACCATTTGGAATTGAATTATACCAGTTATTGTTATCCATTTGGTCTATACTACAATTAATGAAAATACTGTTAGCATGTAGACTGTAATCATATTCGTTCACATCCTGCACATGATTATAAACTTTAGGAGATTCATATTTCCACATATCACATACTTTATTAGCATTAGATATTGCTTCTGGATTTATATCATATCCGTGTACAGTATTATAGAATGTAGGTTTACGGGTAAGTAACATAAATGCTAATAGATTATCCCAGCATCCTAGAATATGTAATGAGGGTTTTATAAGACATTCACGGTATATAGCTGTTTCTAGTTCCTCACATAACCATAGTTTGCTTTTAATCAATCCGTGATAAAAGGATTCATGTGTATCAAAATTTGTCATTTTCAGTTACTTGTGTGTTTAATAAATTTTTAATTGTGTGGTTCCATTTAATAAATGGAATAGTATATTTTAATTGTTTAATTAGCTCTGTTTTATAGTGTATAAGATTAAACGATTTTGTTCTATGTTGTTCCCAACCATAACTTTTTAATCTAGTTTTTAATTCCGGATACATTACTTGGTACATACGTGATTTGAAATTAGATATTGTCTCTCCGGGTATGTGATTATTTAAATGAATTTCTATTAATTTATAACTAGATTCTAAACTATAACTAATCATATTACCTATACCATTAATACCTTTATCTTTCATAAACCTTTCATAACTAGAAAATTCTAATCTAAATGGGGATAATACTTTATTTTCTACATGAGTATGTGGCCATGGCCAATCCCCTCCAATAATTGGGAAATAACTACATTGTTCAATTAACCATAAATGTGTTGCTACGTGCGGTTCTATGATATAATAAGGACACAAATATGATAAATGATTCCCGTTTTGAAAAAATTTATCTGCATCCAATTCAACCAATTTATGAGTTATATTATTGTCCCTACAAAACTTTTCTGCATAATACAAGTCGTGTGTATTAATGATTAACCCTTCTATTTTAATAACTAATGTTATTGCTATTACCGGTATACTGTTTTTAATACAGGATAACAATACTAACTCACTATCTAATCCACCACTATATAATATCTCTACATATTTGGTCTGTCTATTTGCTAAATGGTCATTAAATATGTCAGTAATATTACGATTATTTTCAAATGGAACATCTAATAATTCTGTGGTAAATTTATGAGAATTTTCCCCTAATTCTAGGGTACATTTCTTAAAATCATTTAATCCAACATTCCATTCAATAACATTTTCCATGACAATATTTAGTGGTTAAAAAAAGTATCTAAATAATAGCATATTTTAAATTTATGCTAAATATGAATAACACTACCCAAGGCTAAAATGCTACACTTCATTAAAGACATCACACACAAACTATTAGATTTTATTAAAGACGATCCAGTAAGACCTGAAATCTCAGCCGATTTTAGAGTTAGTAATGGACGATTAGTTGCCGCATTAACTGATGAATCGGAAGATAATCCGGACGCTATGGTATGTGTTAGTTTTCATGATTTTATTCCAGAAAATGTAAAAGATTTGGATAATACTACACAAGTACCTACAACCGCAGTATTCTATACAATATGGAGTTATAAAGCAGGTAAAGGTGCTGAATTATTATATAGAGCGGTTAAGGGTATTCAGGAACAATATCCAAGTGTTAATAGATTTGTAACATTAAGTCCTAAAACTAATATGGCTAGAAGATTTCATTTACGTAATGGAGCTATTGTTTTTAGAGAGAATATAGAAACAATTAATTATGAATATACACCGATAGTAAATACAGATAATAACTCGGAGAATAATAATGAGCAAAGAGAATCTATTAATAGTTAAAGAAGTAGAAGATGAAGATCCGGAAATGTGGCAATTTGAACATAGTGCCATTATTGCATCAGAATTCATTAATGATGTATTATTAAATCAATTAGATAAATTTGAACTTGATAATGACGATGATACTTATATATATGGTATTGCTAGTCATGGTTTATTTGTTTCATTAATAGCACGTTTAGGTGAAATGGGATATACCGAAAAAGAATTACGTAAAGAAATTAAGACTTGGCTTAATACAAGTGTAGGCCAAGTTGTTCACTAATACTTAAGTATTACATTTTTTACAAACAAAAGTACTCATTTAGCCCCCTCAGGTGCTTCAAAATCGCTAGAATATACAGGAATACATACTGATACACTTCTAGCGGTTTTTGTCAATATTTGACAATAAATGGGTTTTCATGTACAATACTAACATGAACTCAAAAATCGCCCGTAAACGTAGAACAGATCGCAATCAAGTGTTATACTATATTCAAGATACAGTAACACAGGAGTACTACATTGGTTTAACTGCTATGTGCTTTGCAGGTAATGTTCGTAAGACACTAGTCCGTCGTATGCAAAAACATATGCAACGGGCCATGACTGAAAACAAAACTTGGGGTTTGTCACGTGCCCTGCGTGAGTATGGTGCTGAACGTTTTGTATTCGGTACCTTAGAAATTGTTCGAGGCAAGCGTCCTGCTCATGCCCGTGAAACAGAATTGATTAACACATTGCAACCAGCATTAAACACATTTGGAGTAAAATAATGAATCAAAAAATTCAAGATTTGATGTATCATTCAGGACTAACTGCACAAGGATGCTGGGATGAAATGGATGATTATGATAAACAGGCTATTGAAAAGTTTGCCGAGTTGATTGTTAAGGAATGTATGAATGTTTTAGATCCAGGTGGTCATCAATTGATAGCACGGTTCCACACAAGACAATGGTTGTCAGAACATTTTGGAGTAAAATGAAATTAAACGATATATTACAATGGGTTGGGGCAGTATTCATTATTGTTGGCCATATATGTAATGCCATTGGACCTGATGCACATCCCTACAACATTGTAGCATTTACATTAGGTACAATTATGTTTTTGATTTGGACAATACGTGTAAAGAACAATCCGCAATTGGTAGTGAACGTGGTAGCAATAGTTACTTGTTTAATTGGATTAGTGAACGCTTGGAGATAATATGAACAAATTAGTTAGAGATGGAATGGTTGCTGTATTATACAGCCCGGGATTTGGTGCAGGCTGGTCCACTTGGAACCCTGCAATGCCTGAACTTATTTTTGAACCTGCTATAGCACAATTTGTATTGGACGAAAAGTTTGATGAACTACGAACATATGTGGCATTGAAGTATCCTGAAATATACGATGGTGGTCTGATGGACTTAGAAGTTGCTTGGGTACCTGAAGGCATTGAGTTTAAAATCAATGAGTATGATGGAGCCGAATCGGTTGAAGCAAAAGAAGATATAGATTGGTTTACGGCATAAGTAATGTATTATTGAGGGCTGATTAATGAATAAAAAGATTAAAGACCTTGCCAAAGATGCTGGCTTTGTTACTTGGGCTAATGAACCGCATGGTCCGGGCCCGGGCAATATTGATTGGTCTAGTTCCTATGATAAAGAACTAGAAAAGTTTTATGAAATAGTGGTACGTGAGTGTGCCAAAGAAGTTAAAGATATATATAAACAAGGT